CTTATCATCGACCGCAGACCTGTAGACTCTGACATCAACTACGATGACTATGATGTAGAGCAACTTGTTGTTAACTACCCAAAAAGTGTTGCAGCACTGTTGACATCTATGGGATTCTCATATAGTGACTTGTGTGAGGCGATTGATGACATTCGCGATTATAACTATTACAATGGAGGTGCCTTTTAATGGGACGTATGAAAGACTTGTTTATGGATCAAATGGAAGAAGCATTCGAGAAGGGTGCTAAAGATGCCTACTATGGTCGCAGTAGCGATTTGTCAGGATACTCGAAAGAGGCGTTCTCTGCCTACATGGAGGGTCGTGAAGAAGCTCCTTACGGCCACTGCTATGATGACGATGATTATGGAGATGAGGAATAATGCTTAACTCAGTTCTTATGTGCCTTGCGATGAATGTTTATCACGAGGCACGTAGCGACACTATGATCGGACAGTATGCGGTAGCTCATGTAGTAATGAACCGTGTAATGTCCGATAGGCACCCTAACAATGTTTGTGATGTAGTCAAACAAGGCTACGAAAAGGGTAAGCATAAGTGTCAATTCTCGTGGTACTGCGATGGAAAGTCTGATACTCCCACAGAACCAAGAGCATGGGCATTGGCAACATTAGTTGCATACGATGTCTTGAATGGTACAGTGCCAGATGTTACATATGGTGCTACCCACTACCACGCAACCTACGTCAAGCCCTATTGGGCAGACCTGTATAAGGAAACAGCGAAACATGGATCACATGTGTTCTATACCGCCCCACTTGGAAAGTAGCCTACTTGAGTTAGGTATACTTCCCCCGACGAAATTACAGGAGCTAGAGGAAGTTCTAGACCCTCGTAGGGAATGTATGAAGCTGGGCTATTACCGTAGCCCCTACGATGAAAATGGAGAGTTGTTATTCTAATGGAAAACATCAAAGTAAAACTAATAGATCACATGGGTGATGACCTGTCTGTAGTTAACGCAGCTAGAGTTTCGTATGATCGAACCTCTGATTATGCAGGTCACATTCATACAGGTGACTATAAAACCTTATCCGCTAGGGATATAAAGCTAATCAACTACCTTGCTAGACACAAGCATACCTCACCTTTTGGTCATGCTTTCTCTAGCTTTCGTGTAGATGCCCCAGTTTTTGTGGCTAGGCAGTTGGTAAAGCATAAGTTCCTACGGTGGAATGAGATCAGTCGTCGTTACGTCAACTATGAACCATCGTTCTATGAACCACACTGGCGCAGTAAACCTGAAAACTCTAAACAGGGATCAGGGGGGCCGATGGAAATTAGCCTAGAAGCTGAAATGATGTTCAATGCGACACTTCGTAATGCATTAACGACATATGACCTTATGATTAAGGAAGGGGTCGCCCCAGAACAGGCACGATCTATACTACCGCAGAACATGATGACCTCATGGTATTGGTCTGGTAGCCTAGATGCGTTTGCTGACATGTGTAAACTACGTTGCGCCAAGGACACTCAGTTTGAGACACAACTTGTCGCAAGTCAAATTTATGGTGAAATGATGAAACTGTACCCTATATCTTGGGCAGCATTGATGGAGAATGACGAATGGTCATAGATAGAGACGAACAAGCAAAGCACTTCATAAGAATGTGTGAATATTTAGCCCGTAGGTTTAAACGACCAGATCACTTCGAGGACTTACGTCAAGAGGGTCTACTAGCAATCTACGAGATGTTAGCAGAGAAACCTGCAACTGAAGATATACAATTATTTGTAGCTGCCCGTAAGCGTATGCACGACTATTTAAACATAGACTGCCTACCATTTACGGTACCTAAATCAGATGTTGTCAGGCGGCTCGTGAGGGACGCTGATGCTAACCTTACTAATGTACAGCATACATGGACAGACCTAGCTGTAGAACACCTCAGGAGCGTTCTGAAGTCAGAGCAGGTCAGTGGTGAGGATGCAGGTAAGTCTGAGCCATCCTCAGAAGAGCTTTATGTAAAGCTAGAGTTCTGGCGGAAGTTGGACGAGCTGTTAGATAAAGAGCTTACCTCTGATGAACAGACGTTGCTGTACATGAGGTATGAGGAAGACATGACAGATGAGGAGGTCGCAGAGTTCTTTGGCCTCAAGACTCACTCTGCCATTGTTAAGCGAGAGGCTAAACTAATAGCCAAAGTTAGAGATATTGTTGCAACATTACAACAGTAAATCTATTTCTATTTTGGGGAGGAACAAAAGGGTCATTCAGGTGCCTATATACTTTTGTTCCTCTTCCGAAAAGTCTATGGTTTAGGTCTGCCCGATAAATAAAAGGAGTAAGTATGACCCACACTAATATTACTCAACAACCATGTCCTTTTGTGGATTGTGGTTCGTCTGATGCTTTCAGCTACAATACTAGAGGCTTTGGTAAATGCTTCTCCTGTAACGAAAGCTACCCGTCAAAGAAAACTGTATTCAGTTGGTCACAAGAGAAGTACCCACTAGCAGAGGGTCAGTCACTACCATCTATACAGGATGCCCCCATAGTGGAAATTAGTGATTATACTACCAGTGGAAAGTATATGTCCATGCGTGGATTGTCAGTTCGTACAATGGAAAAGTATGGTGTGACTACAACATCAGATAAGTCCTACCAGACTTACACATACCCTTCTGGTGGTCGTAAGATGCGTAACCTAAAGGAGAAGGACTTTCGTACTACAAAGGGTTTTACCACTGACGAGTTCTTCGGTATGGATAAGTTTACCGCAGGTTGCTCTAAGGTACTTACAATTACAGAGGGTGAACTTGACGCACTATCTGTTTACCAGATGTTAACCGACTTGGATTCTAGCCGTTTGTATCCTGTGGTCTCAATGCCTAGTGCTACCCCCGCCAAGGCAATTTGGGAGAAGTGTAAGCCATATCTAGATAGCTTTGATAAGCTCGTCCTGTCGTTTGACAATGATGAGGCTGGTAACGCTATCGCAGATAAAGTCGCCAAACTGTTCCCTAACAAGGTCTACCGTGTTCCTCATGGTAAGTACAAAGACGCTAACGACTTCCTAACAAACCGTGCGCAGAACGAGTTTAAGCAAGCATGGTACAATGCTAAGAAGTATACACCCGATAACGTACTTAATACGACAGAGCAGTTTATGCAGTTGTATAATGATACACCTGAGTTCCAGTATGTACCCACAGGAATTAACGAGCTAGATGCTAAGATACTTGGTCTTATGCAAGGTCACTTTACTGTAATTAAAGCACCTACAGGTATCGGTAAGACAGAGATCATGCGCTTCCTAGAGTTCCAGATGTTGAAGCAAGATGTACCTATTGCTACTTGGCACCTAGAAGAAACAAAGCTACGGTCAGTCTTAGGTCTTGTGTCGTATCAAGCAAACGATAATCTCACACGCCGTGACCTAATCCAACAGAAGATGGCAGAGGGTATAGTAGAGAAAGCTATCGAAGACTTAACCAAAGATGGTAACCTATATCAGTTCTTCTTGGAAGATGGTCAAGGTGCAGATGAGCTATGCGACCAGATCAGATTCTTCAGTCAGGCTTGTGGTTGTAAGTTTGTATTCTTCGAGCCTATCCAAGATGTAGTCACTGGTAGCACAGACGAGAGTAAAGAGCAGCAGTTAGCTGACCTATCAGTTCGCCTGTCAAAGATGGCGGCAGACCTTAACGTAGGTATTGTCACCATCGCTCACACTAATGAGAACGGTGATCCAAAGTACTGTAAGATGATTGGTCAACGTGCGTCAGTTATTATTGACCTCAACCGTGACAAACAAGCTGATACAGTAGAGGAAAAGAATACTACTTACATCAAGGTCGAGAAGAACCGCCCGTGTTCGCAAGAGGGACAGGCAGGTAAGATGAAGTTTAACTACGATACATTTACATTACGAGAGGTTGTCTAATGCAAGGTAAACATAAGGAGAAAAATAGATGATTATATTCGACATTGAGACCGATGGTCTTTTAGATGAGATGACCAAAGTCCATGTCATGTCTTGGACAGATGACATTGGCAAAACAGTTAACCACACACATGACTATGATAAGATGCGTGACGTGCTTACAAACGCTGATGCTATCTGTGGACACAACATTATTCGCTTTGATATCCCTGCAGTGGAAAAGCTGCTAGGTATTCAGATTACCTGTAGAGTTGTAGACACACTGGCTTTGTCTTGGTATCTAAACCCAGATCGTCAGAAGCATGGTCTAGAAGGTTTTGGTCAAGACTACGGTGTACCTAAACCTAAGATCACTGACTGGGATAACTTAAGCCCAGAGGAGTATGCACACCGCTGTAACGAGGACGTTAAGATCAACGCCCGTCTTTACCGTGACCTGCTTATCAAACTAGGTGAAATCTATGACGGAGGTATCTCAGACACTACTGGAATCATGAGTTACCTAATGTTCAAGATGGAGTGCGCACGAGAGCAAGAAGCCCTACGGTGGAAATTAGATGTAGATAAAGCTAAAGCCCACCTAGAGGAGTGGACACAACTCAAAGAGGAGAAGATCGTACAGCTTGCAGAAGCTATGCCAGAGGTAGTCAAATACAAGACAGTTAACCGTCCTACCCAGATGTACAAGAAGAACGGGGAGACAACTATAGCTGCTGACAAGTGGTATGACCTATGTGCAGAGTATCGTAAACACCCAGACGTACCTTCTATTGAGGTAGTCCATAGCCGTGAGAAAGGTAACCCTAACTCAAATGATCAAGTTAAGTCTTGGCTGAACAAGTTAGGTTGGGAACCACGCACGTTTAAGTTCACACGTAACAAACTTACAGGTGAGGAGAAGAGTATTGCGCAAGTACGAAGAGACTCAGAGCTATGCCCATCCGTTATCGAACTGGCTGGAAAAGAACCTGCTATTAGTCTGCTTGATGGCTTGTCTGTTCTTACCCATCGTATTGGCATCCTTAGATCAATGGTTGAGTCAGAAAACAATGGATACGTGCAAGCAACTATTGCAGGGTTCACTAACACCCTCCGCTTTCGTCATGCCCGACCACTGGTCAACCTGCCATCAGTTGATAAACCCTACGGAGCAGAGATAAGAGGTTGTCTGACAGCACCCGAAGGTTACACTCTGTGTGGTGCTGATATGACTTCACTGGAGGACACAACCAAACGTCACTACATGAAACCACTAGACCCTGATTATGTAGCTGAGATGTCCAAGGATGGTTTCGACCCGCACCTTGACCTTGCTAAACACGCAGGTGTCGTTACACAAGACGACATCGACAAGCATAATTCAGGGGAACGTAGCCTTAAGGCATTACGCAAGAACTACAAGGTGGTGAACTACAGTGCTACGTATGGTGTAGGAGCCGCTAAACTGGCCCGTGAGACGGGTATGGACAAGGGTGAGGCACAGAAGCTACTAGACGCATTCTGGAACCGTAACTGGTCTGTACAGGAGGTTGCTAACAGTCTACAGGTTAAGGATCGCAGAGGTGCTATGTGGGTTAAGAACCCAGTGTCAGGCTTCTGGTATTCCCTTCGGTCTGACAAGGATCGCTTCAGTACTCTCAACCAAGGTACAGGGGTGTTCTGCTTTGATAGTTGGGTTCGTAATTGTCGTGAGTTTGGCTTAAATACTATCGGCCAGTTTCACGACGAGGTTATTGTATTGGTAAAGGACGGAGACCAAGACAAAACAGAGAACCTGATGAAAACTTCCATCCAAAACCTTAACGAGAAACTACAACTAAACGTCGAACTTGGCATAGATGTGCAATTCGGCAACACTTATGCAGAAATACACTAAAGTATAAAATACTTGGAACAATTTCTACTTTTAGGTGTCTAATAGTATATACCGACTAACGAAAAGGATAACTCGACACATGGCTGTATATGACATGGAAATGGTACTTGAATGGGCAAAAGTCTTCCCAGAGAACGCAGATATGGGAGACCCCAAAGGTAATCGGGTCGCAAAGGCTGTTGCCGACAAAGGTGGGCAGTTCATTGTAAACGCCTACTTCACAGACGAAAGTCAAATTGATAAACTTATTGAGGAAGGGCTAAACCCTAAACCAATGAACTCAGATCGCATCATTGAAGGTAATGAGGTCTTTGGTATTGGTAAGTATATGAAGATGAAACGTATGGTACAGGACGTAAAGACCTTTACAGATCGTTTCGGCAAGGAGTTCACTAAAGATTATGGTGGTGCGCCTAACATTGTAGACTTACGTGATGGTCTAGAGAATAAACGCCGATGGTCGTTTGAAGAAGATGGGCCACTTGGTAATGGCACAAAGGCTCGTGTACAGTTCGAGACTTATGCTAATGGCTCTGGGGTACGTCTGCTTAATGTAGGTGTCCTTGAGCTTGCTGAGTACGCTACGGCTGAACCTGTAGATACATGGGCAACAGGGGTATAATGTATGCGAGTGACAATCAACTTCGAGTTTGACCTAGAGGACGATGGGATCGAAGGATCAGTACAAGTAGATAGGTATAATGTAGACACCCTAGAGGACTTAATGTATGCCTATCAATCAGGTACAGTTGCTGCAGGATATACCTACTCAGAAGCTATAGGTTGCCTCAAAGAGGATGGTAATAAAGTCTGGTCTCCATACTAATGCTTGGTGGTAAAGTACTGATAGACGGTGATGTGATTGCCTATCGTGCTGCCTTTGCTACAGAGAAAGACTTTGTAGAGGACGCTAAAGATAAAGTTAACGACATTATGTATGAAATCCTAGAAAGGACTTGCATATTTATTGATAGCAACTCTTACGAAGTCTACCTCTCTGGTAGAGACAACTTTAGGTACGATATAGCTAAGACTGCGCCATACAAAGGTAATCGTAAAGACAGGAGCAAACCAATACACTTAGGTTTCTGTCGAGACTATCTTACGATTGAGTATGGTGCTGTAACTGCTGAAGGTCAAGAAGCTGATGACGCTATGGCCATAAGAGCAACAGAGCTAGGTGAAGACACTATCATCGCTAGTGTAGACAAAGATATGTTACAAGTTCCTTGTCTGCACTACAACATTACTAAACAGGAGTTCACAAGGGTCTCTGAGAGTGAAGGTAAGATGTCCTTCTATTGTCAAGTTCTTACAGGCGATACTGCAGATAACATATATGGTATTTATGGTATTGGCCCAAAGAAAGCTGAGAAACTACTTAGAGACTGTGTTACTGATGAAGAGTATTGGTCAACCATTCTTAAAGCCTATGAAGGAGATGGTGGAGAAGAAAGAGCGACTGAAACTGCTAGACTCGTATGGCTAAGACGCAAGGAAGGAGAGATATGGCAACCACCCGACATGCCATAAAGCACGGATATCGCTCAGGGTTAGAGGAGACAATAGCTAAAGACCTAAAGGAAGCTGGTATTAGTTTCTTGTATGAAGACAAAAAGATTACTTATCAGGTTAATCAAGTTCGTACATATACACCAGACTTCATCCTACCAAACGGAATTATTATTGAGACCAAAGGTAGGTTTGTGGTAGATGATCGTATGAAACATCTTATGATACGAGAGCAATACCCACACTTGGACTTACGCTTTGTCTTCTCTAACTCTAGAAACAAAATTCGTAAAGGCTCGAAGACAACTTATGGAGATTGGTGTACCAAACACGGTTTCCTATACGCCGACAAAAGGATACCCGACGAATGGCTAAAACAGCAGTAGTGTTCAGTTGCGCTCACGCAGACCCATCTACAAACAACGAAAGGTTTGATTGGTTAGGGGAACTTATCTATGACGTAAACCCTAACTATATCGTTGATCTAGGCGATGGTGCTGACATGCGCTCACTAAACACCTTTGACACTCGATACCCTCAAAAAGTAGTTAGCCAAAGCTATGAGAAGGATATTGAATGCTATAACGAAGCTATGGATCGCCTGAGAATGGCTTCTAGAACCAGAAAATACAAACGGCCAACTTGGTTTGGTTTTGAGGGCAACCATGAATATAGAATCAAAAAAGCTATTGAACACGACCCAAGAACGGAGGGACAGCGATACGGGATTTCCTTCAGCCATCTTCAAACAGACTACTGGTTCGACGAATACCACGAGTACAAAAATGGTGCCCCCGCCATCGCTGATTATGATGGCGTCTCTTATGCTCATTTCTTTAGTTCTGGTAACTTTGGCACAGCTATGTCTGGCTTACACCATGCTAATAGCCTCCTCGTCAATCGTAACCACAGTTCTACTTGTGGTCATAGTCACAAACGCGATCTTAAGTTTAAAGATGCTGCACATCCTAATGGTATTATCGGCTTGGTTGCGGGGTGCTACAAAGGGTCGGACGAAACTTGGGCGGGACAAGCCAATAGTGAGTGGTGGAAGGGTGTTGTAATCAAGCGTGAGATTGAAGACGGTATCTATGACCCTGAGTTTGTATCCATGAAGAGGCTAAAAGAAATATATGGGAAAGCGTAGTAACTTTGAGAGAGTACCAAGAGACTACTACCCAACACCCATAGAAGCTGTAGAGCCATTGATTGATCATCTCCCGCAAGAGACTTTTGATTTTGTTGAACCTTGTGCAGGAGATGGTCGTCTAATAGAACATATCTATAACCTGACAGATGGACATGGAACCTGTATATACGCTTGTGATATTGAACCAAGACACCATCAGATAGTTCAGCATAATGCTCTTGATATTGACTTTGGTGGCTATGAGGTAATGGACTTCTGTATCACTAACCCACCGTGGGAACGTAACTTCCTACATCAGTTCATAGAGACATGGATCGACATATGTCCTACTTGGTTGTTGTTTGATGCAGACTGGATGCACACTAAACAGTCAGCTAAACTTATGACATATTGCTCTAGGATTGTTAGTGTTGGTAGAGTTAAATGGGTTGAAGGTTCTAAACATACAGGTAAAGATAACTGTTGTTGGTATCTATTCGATCAGAACGATAAAGGCCCGACTAAATTTTACGGAAGGCTTATGTGATGCCACTAATGGACTATATGGAACTCTTCGAGATGATAAAGCAAGAGCAAGATGTAGAAGGACTACGACGAAAAGCTACATACTTGCTTATGTCAAAATGTCAGGAAGACGAAACAGTAAGTGAAGAAGAGTTTCTAGCCTTTGCAGAATATGCAGCTATAAACTTAGGAACAACGGAAGGA